GTACCTGGATTATTACCTGATGAGTCCGCCATATTTGAAGTTTCAAATATATTTACACCAGCGATTTGACCTACTAAAGATGATCTTAAAATCTCATTACCAACACCTGGATTTGGGTTAGCAAAAGTATTTGTAAGACCTGATTTTAGGTCGAATGCTACTTGTGGGTGGATTACTGCAGATAAGTTATCTCCTGGAACTGCATTAGCTCTTAATTTTGCTACTGCTTGGAAGATTAACGATGCTGACATAGCCGTTGAAGCTGAACCAACAGTAGTTGAAAAACCACCAAATAGTGCAGTCAAGTCTGTGTCAATTTTTTTTGCAATAGCTTCTCCAAATAATCTTCCGATATCTGCCGCTACGTTTCTAGGTGCAGAGTTTCTTCCTAGATCAGTTAGAGTTGTCATTATCCCGTGTTCTGAACAAGTAATTGTTTTTGAAGTTGGGTCTATTGCCGTGTTAGATAAATCAGATGCTTCTGATACTGCTGCCGCAGATACTGCGGAGTAGATCGGAACTTCAACTGACTTTCCACCACCAGTTACCGCATAGTTTCTTACAAGTGGTCTCATAATTGATCTTTCACTTGCTACGAACAATGCTTCTGCCACTATCTCTGTGTATAGTTCCGATAGTGTAGAACTTGTGCTTTCGTTTGCCATTTTAGTTTACCTTATTATTTATTTGTTAAGTTAATCTGAACAGGGGCAGAATCTCTTTTTTTGCGATACTCAGCATATTTTTGACGATCCTCCGCCTTGCTCATATCTAAGTCCTGAATGTTAAATGGTTTTACAGTTTTACCTTCAATGCTATTCTGACTACCTGATCCAGACAAAGACCCTTTTCGGTGATGTGGGTTAGCATCTAAAAACTCTTTTACATAATCTTCAATTGTAAGTAGTTCACCTTTTGAGTTATATCTGATATTATTATTATTATCAAGTATTTCTATTCTACCATCATCATTATAATTCACTTTGTTTTTAATCAAAGAAACTACTTGATCTGGTGCGACTGCATTATTTTTAGAAGCGAAAGATAATATTGAGTTATCAACATTAATCGTTTTAACTTTACCCTTCCAATCAGCTAGTTCTTTATCTTTTTCAGCTATTCTAGCTTTCATAAGATTTTCTAAATCTGCTTTAGTCTTAGCTTCTTGGATTTGTTTTTCTTTTGCTAAATCTTCTTCTTTCTTCTTGATTTCAGCAATCTCTCTTTGTTGTTTTGCTCTATCTGCCGCTAATCTTTGTTGAACAACTCTGTCCATATCTGCCTGTGTAAACTTAGGCTCCTCTTTGATTTCGTCAGTTTTAGTTTCTTTTACTTCAGCTTCCTGAACGTCATTTTTCGGTTGACTAACCTTTTGCTCTTCTGACATTTTCACTCCTTATATTTTTATGTTTCCATTGGTGTCAAACCAATCTTTATTTACAAAACTCCATTGATGTCTGCAATTATAACCACCACGAACTATGAAAGGGTCTCCAGCTTTTTTGCCTTGCCACGTTCTACTTCGCCATAGTTTCTTTACTTCATCAACTGTAAATAATCCTCCTTTTCTTATATCAAGTTTTCCTTGTCTTACAAGCCTACAGAAAGGCCTTGTTGTTGGTATCACATTACCAAAATAAATAACGTAGTTTAAACCAGCTTCTTGAGCTTTAGATAAATTTAAAGTTGCATCGAACTCTCTTAATGAATCATTAAGTATTTGACCAGCATATCTTTTCATATTCTCACCAGATCTATCTCTTGCAAATTTAGATTGTAATGTTTGAATATTTTTGTTGAGTTTATCTTTTAAAGCTCTTCCAGCCGCAGTTCTTCTATCTATTTTTCTAATTCTTATTTCATCTTTTTTTATTGTACTTACTAATTTATTAACATCTTCATCTTTAGCAGAAGCGTATATGCCATTTATTGTACGTCTTAAATCATCTTCTAACTCTATAGGGTCGCTTCCTGTCAATGTATATTGATAAACTTTTTCTGATATACGTCGTGTAAATGTATTACTTACATCTTTAAATTGTGTAAAAGATTGTCTTTTCAAATTTTGTATTAATGAAATATTAGCTTCAGTTAGTTGTTGAAACTCTACAGGGATATTACCTATCTCTCTAAAAGCTCTTTCTATTCTTTTTGCTTGTTTTGTAAAACCTTCCCTAACAACTGTATCAGACCATCTTAAATATTCTCTTTCTAATATTTCTCTTATCTTTGGTTGAACTTTTATTGCGGCATTTAGATTGAATAATTTTAATTCATCTGTAGGTAAATCTTTGTTTACTAATGAAACTATTTCTTTTTCTATTTTGTCTAATGTTGCTATTAGTGTTTCGTAATACTTAGCTTCTGCAACCTCTATCGATCTTATCCTATAATCTGTAAAATCTTGAACTATATTAGACATTATCCATTATACTTGCTCTTCCTCAACCTCTTCATCAGGTTGTTGATCTTCGTCTTGTGTGAACTGTCCTAATTCCTTTTGAGTATCTATCTCATCAAAAATTGTATTTAGTTTTTCATCGTCATCAACAACTGCTCTTGCAATCTCTTTATCAATCTCTTTTTGTAAAGTAGGAGATTCAATATTAATTGCTTTTGCTTGTTGGAAATATGCTAAGTCAGTTGCATAGTCTCTTATGTTGAAAGTATCTGGATAATTAATCTCGCCATCGAAAGTTGTATTTTGAAACATAGCATAACATCTAAATATTTGTTCTTCAGCTATTTGTAGATTATCTGCCTTTTCTGAAAGTCTTGCATTGAGTAATTCAAATTCAGTTTGTAAAGCTATTCCTGATGATACTGCTTGTCTTGTTGTTCTTACTGCTCCTGTATGTGCTATCCTGTTTATCGCTTCTACTTTGTGATTTATTGATTCCATAAGTCCAGCTAAATTTTGTCCTGACGGCTGAAGTAAATATGGTTTTAAATTTGAGTCCATATCATCTGGTATTTCAATAACTGCACCAGCTCCAGCACTTGCATTTACTGAAGGTGTTTTTACTAATGAAGGGTGGTTTGTTAATCTGATTAATTGTTCTATCTCTGAAAGCTCGTTATAGATTGCTTTTTGAAGATCCGCAATATCTGCCAAATCGGAAACGCCTTGACCCCTCATATGGCTTTTGGCATTATATAAAATAACTGCTGGTATTTTTCCGATCTGGTTATCGGCAGTATCCACTATGGTTGGGTCTGCTCTATCGTCTTTTGCATAAATAGTTTCTATACGATCAGGGAACCACAACCTAAAATAAGTACCACCATCTTTGTCTACTTCTTCTCTAACTTTAAGATAGTCTAAATAATACTTACCATTTAGTTCTCTTTTAAAATTCCAATCTAAAACATTTTCTGGTGTAACGATTGATATGTAAGGTCTTATATCCTGATCTAGTTCTTCTGCTCTTGTGTTTGTTGTTACTTTTGGTTTGTCTAAAATTAGAAAACAATGACCATATATTGATGCATAGTTTTGAGCCTGTTTCATTACAGAATTAAAATTGTTACCTTCTAAGTCTGCATCTTTTAAGAATGATTCTAAACTAGGCTCGTCAGCCATAGAACCAAAATCTCTACTAGCTTTTACTCTAAATAAAAAAGATGAATATATTTGAATAATGTTTTTACAATGATTATCGCAAGGCGTGTTACCAAGTCTTTGATTATATTCGTTATCAAGTTCTAAATTATATCTATTTAAATATTGACCTACTGTGTAATCGTATCCGCCATTAAAGGACCTGATAAAATATTCCCATAAGTTTACTCTTGTTTGGTAATCTTTGTGAGTGTTGAATGCTTCGTCTCTAGAGTATGCCATATTATTTATGTATCCATCTTATTGGTTTGAAAGGTCTTGATTGTGCTATTAAAGGTTTAACAATTTCTGTAAGATACCCAATGCTATCGTTCATATGATCAAATCCTTCTTCCTTATCAGGAATATTTGTATTTTCCTTGTATACTTGTCTTTGTAACCCACGAACAATAATTTTGCAAGTTGGATTAACATATATATATCTTTTTCCGTCTGCTGATTTTAGTCTTGAATTAACGGCATTGATCCTGTCTCTGATAGGACTATGTTTAGTCTTACATTTAACAGTAAATCCAGCATTCTGTAATATAGTTAAATCAGTTTTACCACCAGCAGATGTTTTACGTTGTCTACAAGCTGGATCAGGATATACGAATATTTTTTGTTTTGAACCATATCTATCTCTTATCTCTTGTACCATTTCATCAGTATTACTAGAATAAATAACAATTTCATCAATAAAATGAATTACATCTTTATGTATCTGAGAAACACTTGCACTCATTGGATCTACGTTAAAGTCTAATCCGATATGTAATGGTTTAGAAATATCAAGGTTTCTATGTTTAACATTTTCTATAGGGTGAAAGTTATAATAGACTGCTCCTGCATAGTTTTCAAAAGTACCTTCAAACTCTTGCCTAAATGTTCTTATGTCAACATCTTGTTTAGCTTGTTCTAATTCTTCTTTAGTAACCATACCACCTTGTAATGTTGTAAACTGAAAACTATCCCATTCTTTATCTTCGCCTTGTCCTTTAAGATACATTCTATAAGACCAATTACCATAACCTTTAGGAGAACCACACATCAAAACGTCTCCTCTGGTATCAGCAACGGAAGCTCTCAATACTTCTGTCCACGCCTTTTCATCTATATCAGCAAACTCGTCAAGTATAAGAAAATCGATACCAACTCCCCGTAGTGCATCGTAATTTTCACAACCTTTTAATGATATTTTGCTTCCTGTTTTTTTTATTGTTATCTGAAGGTTAGATTCATTAACACTTTCAATCCAATTAAACTCGTGTAACATTTCTTTTAGTTTAGACCAGACTATCTCTCTAGCCATTTTAAAGGTTGGAGCTACATACCAGATTGTTTTTTTTATTTTGGTTGCATACTTCATCATTTCAGTAATACATAAATATGTTTTACCAAATCTACGCCCTGAAACTAAAACACGAAATCTTTTATCTGATGTTGATATGTGATGTTGTGGTTTTGTTAGAGTTATCTTCATTACATTCGAATTTAATATATATATTAAACTTATTAACGTCTTCTCTACCTACTTCAATAATTTTATCGTGAGACTTAGCATATCCGTCTAACATACAACTATAAGCATCTACATATTGTTGTTCAAACCTAAAAGGAGGCATACAACTTGTTCTGCCTTCAATATAGGCACACATAACAATAGTTAATACATAGCTCATTTTTTTTTCCTGTGAGCATAATATTTCCTATGTGTTTGTACTCTCCAAGTCCAATGAAAAATACTTCTAGCGATACTACCAATCTTTTCTATAATCCAATCAATCATATTAAACTCTAACGTCATAATTACGGATATAGTAACATATCCTTTGCTTCCTTTTTTAAATCCTCTATTTGTTTTGCAAGTTTTTTATTATCTTCCTTTACTTCTTCTATAGCTTTATCTTTTGAAGTCAACTCAATCTCTTTTAAGTTTATTATTGCTTTAAGAGTATCTACCTCTTTTTCTAAAATTTTAATTTTAATATCTAAATCGTTATCGCCTTTGTGTCTTGCTTCGTTCTCGAAAGTTTTATCTTCTGCTAATACTTTTATTGCATCTACTTTGTTCATTCTAATATAAGAGCCTTAATTGACTTTTCTTCCAAATAAATTTCTGTTTCCGCTTTACCTCTATAACATTTATAAGTTACAGATTCACTATAAACTCTTTCTGCCTCACGTTTGCCACGCAAACAAGAAGCCATATTATCTTGTATTCTATGTTCTTTTATTTCGCCATTAACAAACATTAATAAAGCTACAACTGATTCTATCATTGTCCATTACCATTAGTATATTTCATTTCACGATTTGCATCTTTTAGTTTTTCAATATCCACTAAAACTTTATCCATTTGTTTTCGTAAAAATTCAATGTTAACTTTATTAAGTGCCATAGACTCAATATGTTTATTTAATTTATCTGTTGTCTTATAAAGGTCCTCAATCATCATAAATTGTTCACTATCTGCTGGTAATGAACCAAGTTGTCCTCTAGGCCATTTAATTCTAAATTCTGTATTCTCTTCTAAATCTTTTTCCATTAACTGTAATCTAGTGTCAGCAACATTAAGACGCTCTACGATCTGAAAATATCCCATAGTTCCTAATGCAACTATAACAATTAAACTTACTACAGTTTTCATTGGCATTTGTACTTTTGCTTCTTCTGAAATTTTTAAACTCATCGCCAACTCCTAATCGACCAATAAGCTGGCGAAAGCGATTTTTGGCCACGAACTTTTTTAAGAACTCCACCCATACGTGCTAAGAAAGATCTACGTCTAGCTGGTATGTGTTTCTTAATACTCATTTCTTTACTGCCGAAATTAATTTTTTTGATATTGCCTGTTCTTTTATCTCTTACGAAAACTTTAAATTTCTTTACATCGCCTCTAGTTGGTTTGTTAAGTTTTACAGTTCTTCCACGATATTTAGCCATACAAAGCTAATAACATAATTTACTCACAAATAAAACCTTGAAAAGTACCACGTCCGTCTTTCAATATCCAAGTATTCTTTTCATCGTTATAGGTTGCTATATTCTCTCTATGATCAGCTCCATAATCCATACAATCATAAACATTCATAGGTCTAGTAAACTCTAACTTATCTTTTACTACCTCTCCTTCAAAAGTAAGTATTAAAATTATTAAATATTTACACATTATCTTTTAAAATGTCTTTGTCTCCATTGATTACAAACGTAAGTATCTTTTACACCTTTAGTACGATATACACCACAAAAGCCGTGTTTATTTGAATATAATCCACAGTTTCCACAACTACCTCTACCCATAGAAGGTCTGAAGTCATCTGGCATTTGATAAGGTATAAACTCACCATTAGGATAAAAACTTGATCGTTTGTTCATTTGCCTTGACCTTTGTAAAATTTGAATTGGCGTCGCTTATGCTTGTTCATTTTTGCTAAACTAGGTTTGCGTCCAATACTCGTTTTGTGAAAAGTAGGCTCGTAAGATATTACTTTGCCGTAAATGTTACCTTTTTTCTTTGACATCTTTAGCTTCTATAATTAATGGCAATGGTTCATTATAGTTTGTCTGTTCAATCTTCTCTTTCTGATCTAAATGTTGTTTACCTAACCATATTTGCATAACAACATTACCGCCTAATGCTTTTTCAAATTGAGCTCTTCTCAAACTTATTTTGCCCATCTCACGACCCTTTTTTATAAGGTGGACATAATTACGTTGTAAAGTCTTTGTAGAAACATTACAAAATTCTGCAATTTCGTCAAAAGTGCAATGTAATTGTGCTAATTTGGTTATAGCTTCAGTATCTACTTTCTTTAAAGGTCTTGCCATTATGTCCTTTTTACTTTCTTATACAGAATATGATTGAATCTATAAAGCCACCCCAATAACCCTGTTGTCCTTGATGTCTTTGGTTATAGTAACTTTTTTGTATGTCTACGTGAAAATACTTTGATAGTTTTTCTGCACAATCAAAAAAATCCTGCATCTTTCTATTTTTAGTGAAAGAATACTCAAATACAAGTTTTTTTATATTACTAAAGTTATGATCGTGTTGTAATATTTCGAGTTCTGAACCTTC